CTATTTCCATAATGTCTTATAAGTAGTAATTTATCTTGACTTGCTTCTCCATTAATGTAGACTTGAGTTGTTTCTGCCGATTCTGTGTTAATGTCTAAATGTCCTAATGGTGATGTAGTTCCTATACCTACCTTTCCTGATGAGTCTATTCTTGCTCTTTCAGAAGCATTAACTCTAAATGCTAATGAGTTGTCATTGTGGTCATATCTAATACTACCTGCATCATTATCTCCACTATCTCCAAAGTCTATAAATGCTTCTCCAGTAGTTGATGTGCAGTTAAATCTTAATCCATCTTGGTCGCCATGAGAAATGTTTAACTTCATATTTGGTGATGAAGTTCCTATACCTACATTTTGAGAACTATCAATTCTCATTGCTTCTACTAAATTATTTGTAAAAAATAACATTTCATCAGAAGATGTATATTTTATTTGTCCTCTACTGGCATCTGAAGCATCGCCAAATATAATACTGGAAGCCTGTCCATCGTTAGACTGAATATACATTTGTGGAGTAGTTGCTCTTAAATGTAAAATATTTGAAGGTGATGAAGTTCCTATACCAACATTACCTGCAGATATATGATTATCAGTTCCATCAGTATAAAAAGCAATCTTTTCTACTCCACCATCGTACATATGGAGTCTACCACCATCAGTAGATTTTTCTCCCACCTTGAATATAGCATTACTACCACCATTTTGAGTTATAGTAATACCACTATCAGAAGAACTTGTGCTATTAGATTTTACATTTAATGGACTTGCTGGTGATGTTGTTCCTATGCCGACATTACCTGCACTATCATCTACAAAGAAATCGCCACTACCTACATTTAAATCTCCAGTTAATGCTAATGTACTTCCATCAAAAGTAAGATTGGCTTCTGCATCTAATTCTGTTGTAGTAGAACCTACTGTTACTAATTCATTTGCAGTAGCATTGTTAAGTGCGGTAACTGCAGCATTAGCTGCAACATAAGTATTTAATGCAGTGCCATTCACTGTAATAGCATCTGCTTCTAAAGTACCATCAATATCAGCATCACCTGATATATCCAAAGAACTAGCTTCTATTTCTCCACTAGCTTTAAATATTACGTTATCTCCACCGTCTACTTCAAAAATTATTTGATTATCTGTTCCAAATTTTATTTGGTTATCTGAATCTCTACCTAATACAAGACTTGTATTTAATACAGATGTAATTGTTGTTTGTGATGCGTCTATTGCTGCGGTTATAGTTGTTCCACTATTTGTTATACCTAGTCCATCTCCACCTAGCAATGAAAAGTCAGCACTACCACCAGTGTCAGAAGCTTTACTTCCAGAACCAGAATCTGTTTGGAAAGTCACTGCTGTAATATCTCCAGCACCAGCTGATGTAATTTCACCATCTACATAAGCTTTAATAGATTGTTGAGAAGCAATACCTGTTGCACTATCTGAAGCAAAATCATCTTCATCTAAGAAAGATTTACCGTCTAATATATTTAATTCTTCTGGAGTAGATGTAATCTGTGTAGTAGAAGCTGCTGCTAATACTGGTATCGTACCAGATACATTTGGTAAATTAATTGTTCTGTCTCCAGTAGGGTCAATAATTGATAATGTAGTTTCATTTGCATCGGCTGTTGCACCTTCAAAGATAATAGCATTTGATGCTTCCATTGTTACTGTATCTACAGTTGTTGTAGTACCAGAAACAGAAAGATTAGGAACTAACAATGTTCCTGAACTAGGATTGTATCTTAGTGCTCCAGTGTCATCTAATAAAGCATTTGACTCATCGTGAAATACAACAGGAAAGTTTGTATTTGCTGTACTATCTGATACTGTTACTGTAGCTGCTAATGTAGCATTTGCTGCAGTACCACTAGTATTTTGATTACCTGAAGCATTTACACCAGGTAAATCAATATTAGCAGAACCATCAAAACTTACTCCACCAATATTTCTTGCTGTTGTAAGAGTTGCTGCAGAACCTGTTGTGTCTTGGTTTAAAGTTCCTACAACAAAATCTATTGTACCATCACCATCTTGATATGTTACAGTAATACCTGTTTCAGTATTACCAGTAAGCATTGCTCCTACTATATCTTGTATTTCTTCGTCTGTCTGGTCTGCTGTAGCTCCGTCCTCTACATTTAAATCACTTCTTACTTCTGCTGCAGTTCTACCTTCTACCTCTGTTCCATCAATTCTAAGAAAATCATTATCTGCAACTGCATCATTAGCTGTTAAAACATTTCCATCACTAATACCTTTTGTCAAACCCTTTACAAAAGAAAGGTTGCTAACTTCAGAATCCATTAATGCTCCTGCTGAAGTTACATTAGTAGTATCTGTTACATCTGCACTTGCCTCTATTGCATTTAATTTATTTAAAAGTGTGGTTGTAAAATTATTATCTGATTGTGTGGCTACAACAAAATCTATATTACCATCTGTGTCATCATAGCTAACAGAAATACCTGTTTCTGTACCATCTAACATACCTCCAACAAAATCTTCTACCTGTTCTTGCGTTAGTGTAGCACTCATTTTTGAATCTAATTGTGTTTGTATGTTTGAAGTTACTCCATCTACATAATTTAATTCTGCTGTAGTAGCTGTTACTCCGTCCATTATGTTTAATTCAGAAGCAGTTGCTGTCACACCATCTAAAATATTTAATTCAGAGGCTGTGGCTGTTACACCGTCTAAGATATTTAATTCAGAAGTAGTTGCCGTAACTCCATCTAATATGTTAAGCTCAGCGGTAGTTGATGTCACTCCATCTAAGATGTTAAGTTCTGCTGTACTAGCAGTAACGCCATCTAAGATATTCAACTCAGCTGCAGTAGAAGTTATTGCAGTACCAGCATATTGTAATGCACCTGCTGATGATATGTTTACAGCACTAGAACTTAGTTGTAAAACACTATCAGTTGCTTCTCCGTCTGAGACAGTTCTTAATGTTCCATCAATTCCAGAATTACTATTTGATACTTGTAATAAATCCTTATAAGAATTTTTTATTTTTTGTCCAGTTAATGTTGCCATCTTACCTCATATCAGCTGGTACAACTGCTCTTGTACCTCCAGTTTTATCATTCTTTTTCATTCCAAATCTTCTTACAGCCTCTTTATAGTTTAGCATACATTGTTGTGCTGATGCCATTCTAATTTGTGCAATATTAGGATTATCTGTTCTAGCAGCTGCGTCCATAAGTGCTTTTGCTTTAACATAATCTATCAATGCAGGTTGTAAGTTATTGTCAATATCTATAGTTCCAGTAATAGAAGTTAGTTTGTCAGGCTCAGCTATATAAGATATTAGTAATCCATTTTGTATTTGATTACCACTACCTAATACTACAGCTTTTAATTCACCTTTACCAGTATTGCTAGTACTTCCGTCTCCTTCTGTAGTTGCAATACCAACCTTATCTCCTTCTATAAACCAAACAAATGTATTTTCTGGATTTTTATATGTACTTGATATATTTGCCATTTTTAGTCCGTATGTGTAATTTTTAAATCTGCGTGTGTTAATCTAGGTATTTTAATATATTCTCCATCTGAGTTTAATATACTACATCTCATTACTTTGTTTACAGTAATATCCCTATCATCATCTAAGTTGTACCAAAGCTGGTCATTTATTAAATCTGTTTTTGCGTATTCGTATTTAGAGTAATACCTTCCCATATCAATTAAAGCTTCATTGATTAAATTTAAAACATAGTTCTCTGATACATCAGGAACTGCTTGTAATACTCTACTATAAATTTCTTTTCCACTAAATTCTATAGCTGCCATTATCCTATTTCCTCCCAATTAAAATTAGCTAAATTCCAAAAATTAATTGCATCTTCCCAGTTGTCATACTCTTCTATAACCTCTTTCCAGCCTGTAGTTGGAGCTATATTTTGTTCTGTCCAAGTAGTTGCTGCTTGTAAACTTTCTTCAGTCCAAGTAGTGCTTGGAGATATACCTTGCTCTGTCCAGGTTGTTGATGCCTGTAAATTTTCTTCTGTCCAAGTAGTGCTTGGTGCAATACTTTCTTCTGTCCATTGCGTGTTTTTATAATCAGCCATTATAATGCTCCTTGAAGAGTTTGTATTTGTTCTTTATATCTAGCATCTACCTGAGCATACTGTTGAGTATACCACTGATATTTAGCCTGGTCTCTAGTAAGTCTAGCTTGAAACTCTTGACCATACTGAGCTGCTGCTGACAACTTTCCTGATACTTCACTCATATAAGGAGCAACACTTTGAAGTTCTAAAGAATATGAAGCCATTAAAGAGTTTATTTCTGCTATAGCTACATTTGCTCTTTGTAATTCTTGTTGTGCTACTGACACACCTAGGCTAGCTTGAGATATTCTTGAAGAACCTTCTTGTGTTCTAGCATTTGCTGCAGCTATGTAAGCTGCTGCATATCCAAGTCTAGCTTGTACTTCTTTTGCATAACCATCTGCCTCATTAAGTGCTACCTGAACTTCTTTTACTCTCATATCTCCAATACTAGCCCATTCTGATAAGTGAGTTTGAGCTCTTGATATTTCTGTTTGAGCTATGTTTAAAGCAGAGCTTACTAGTTCTACATCTTCATCTGCTTGAGCACCTCTTGCATCCAAGCTGGAAGATGGTTGGTCTCCAGTAATAGTTTCTTGTGCTTTATCTAGAGCATCTTTTACTCTTGTTAATTGAGAGTTGCTAGTTAAAAATGTATCTTCATCTCCAAAAACAGACTCATCAGCTGAAGTAAATTTTCCTGCTGCTGTTGCTGCTTGGTCTACAGCTGTTTTAATTGCTCCTAATGCTGTAGAAATATCTCCAGAAGTTGGGTCATTAGTTAATATAGCTTCTTCGTCAGTTAAATGTGCATCTATTTTACCTAAAGCTGTATCTACATCTCCAACAAAATCTGTTACATCTAAACCGCTACCAAAACCATCATTATCTATAATATCTTGTGCTTTTACTAAAGCATCTCTTACTACTGTAAACCTCTTATTTGTGTTATCAAACAATTCTGTAGTATCGTCTATATCTCCTATAGATGTAACAAAATTATCTATTTGTGCTTTTGCTTTTGCTAAAGAACCATTTGAATCATGAACCACATCATCAATCTCTGCATTCATAAGTGCTAATGCACCTGTTGAAGCGTGGTCTATTAAATCATTAGATTGTAATCCATTCATTAATCTTTCTAATGCATTTCTTGCTCCGTATAAAACTACTGCTTCTTCTGCTTCGTCAGGAAAGTTTGCTATTGCACTATCTCCATGTGCTACAGTTATTGAAGAGTTTACAAATACAACCCTACTATCATTGCTTGCATTGCTACCTGGATATGTATTCAAAACATCGTTTTGTATAATATATGCTGGGTCACTTTCTGACGCAGCTTCCATATAGCTTGTATCGTTTACTCTACCCATCATTGAAGGTGGTAATTTTCTACATGGTGTATAAATCTTACTTGCGTGATTGTTATCTTTTCTAACAACCGCTAAAATCTTTTTTCCCTCTACATCTATATTGTTTGTAAAGTTTTCATTACTTGCTACTCTCTCTAGCTTATTTAGAGGAAGTACATTCATTACAGAACGAGCACCAGCTGACAACCAGTCATTTAACGCTGTGTCATCAGTACTTGCAAAGCCTGTTAAATCATCTATTCTTGTTTTAAAATCAGCCATTACCTACCTCTTATCTCAGGTTGTCCTAAAAGAAGCTCTAATATATCTTCATCGCTCAAAACATTTATTGAACCAGTTTGCGCAATACCTGAATACGTAGGCATTTTTCTAGTTTTATCTACATATCTTGGTTCAATTCCTTCTGGTGTTCTCTTAGGAGAAAGAAATCCTGTTCTATTTGCTATCATTCTTAAATCATCTTCAGACAAAAGAATATTATCATTGTTTGGTAGGTCATATCCGACCTCGTCTTGTATCATGTCAAATAATTTTTCAAGTCTTTTTTTATAAACTTTACCTATATATGGGTCTCTATTTTTTATTAAGTTAGTTCTTCTTCTAAGCCCTATCATCATATCTCCATAGATTTCCTCTAAGCTTTTTTTTCTCTTTTCTCCAAAAAGCCTTCCAAATAATCCTTTTACGCCATTATCCATTACTTACCTTGTCCTCTATACTTTTTTTTGTAATACTTCTTACTAGTTTTTGTACCATACTTTGTTAGTTTGCTTTTGCCTTGTCTTGTTTTCTTTTTTCCATTTCTTCTTACAAAGGTTACTGTATTCTTTCTTGGCATTATTTCTTATATACCTTTTCTGCCCCTGCTATACCAAATGAACCAAGTGTAACCCAAACAAATGAATTATAAATATTATCGTTAATAATAATTTCTTGTCCTAATAAACCTGTTACTAAATCTACAATTCCGAATACGCACATTAAGGCAAAAGAAATAAAACCAATAATTGCTTTTTCGTTGTAATCATTTTCATCTTTAAATATTGCCCACATTATTTTCTACCATGAGTTTTTATTACTTTCATAGGCATAGATAATGAAGCTCCTTTATGTCTTTTAAATTTAGCTCCATGTTTCATCAAAACATATCCTTTGCCTTTTTTCATAAAGTGATAACCTTTGGGAGCTTTTACTTTCATTAGTATCTCTTACCGTAATTTTTTTTCTTCTTTACTACTTTTTTCTTCTTTACTACTTTTTTACCTTTTTTCATTGGCATTACATTACCCTTATTCCTTTCCCACGTGGTGTGGGTTTTGCGTTCTTTTTGCTTTCTTGCATCTTTTTTACACCATCTTCCATTGACATATGATTAATGTCAATCTGGTCTTTTCTAATTGCTGTTGCAAAAGGATTACCTTCTCTTATAACAAAATTAGTATTCCATTTATTAGGAGCTGCTCTTAGCCCGCATGAAGGACAGTTAAAGTAACCTTCTGGATTAGGCTTGTCGCAGTGTTGACAATTAGCCATTATCCTTTAGCTACTACTATGTAAGCAACTCTAGAAGCATCAAGCTTTACTGCTTGAATATCTATAATAGCATTAGTGCTATCATCTAAAGTTTGAATATAATCATTAATCTCTTTAGCTAATGAACCAGAAGTTGAGTCTGATTTAACACTAAGGTCATTAATAATAATCTTTGTAGTTGTATTATAATTTGCCATTTTTTCTCCTAATTATTTAAAATTCTTTATAGGTTTCGGAGTGGGACTAACCCACTCCATAGTACCTAATAACTATTATGATGTTGTTACAGCTCCATCTTTAGCAGCGTTTCCGTAGAAATACCACTTTTTACCATCACATTCGATGTTAATATGGTCACCTTGTTCTGCAGTTGTTCCAAAAATAACATTTGAAACTCCTGTAGCACCAGATGAACCTGGGTTATCATCACTTGTGTCAACTTCAGATTCTGCTATTTTACCAAACATAATTGCAGAACCAGCTGCTATGGTAATAGCTCCTGTTGGTGTATTCTCTTCTACAATTAATTTGTATTGAGTACCAACTTCTAAAGTTGTAGGTAAAGTGATAGAGTATGCACCACCAGCTGCGTCTAGTAAAAATATCTTTCCACTATCCTTCACTGCGTCTAAAGTTTTAGCTGCAGTTACTCTTTCAACTGGTAATAAATATCCACCATTACCACTATTTTGTTCTATTATACTACTTCTTGCCATTTTATAATCCCTCCACATTGTATAGAGCGTGACATTCAGGAAGTGTAATTTCAAGACCAGCTTCAGTCATAATCATGTCTTTTCTCAAGTCTTCATCCGCATTTTGTACGTTTGTCATGATTTGAGTGTCACGATTAATACCGTTACCAACTAATGGTCTGTATGCTAATTTAGACATATCAGCCATAAGCATGAATCCACTTGCAATTCCTCTAAATAGAGGTTCTTTCACTAAGAACATAGAACCATGTACAGTGTTAATTTCCATTAACTGGTGGCCAAAGCTACCTTGTACGTTGTTCATGTTAACTCTGTATGGTCCATTTGCATGTCCAACAGAAGCGTCAATGAAAGCACCGTCGCCCATTTTGTTAAAGAATGTAATTACTGGCAATGAAGCTAATACAAGTCTTTCACTTGAACCGCCTCTTGCTGGGTCAAAGATAACCTCTAAGTCAGCAAGTAGTCTGTCATAAGTAAGTTCGCTTTGTGCTACACTTCTGTAGTAAGCGTTACCTGATGAGTAAGAAAATGCTGAATCGTCAGTTACTGGAGCAACATTTTTTACAATGTGTCCAACTAGACCTTCAGTGTATTGTACTCCGTTTACACGAGCTTTTTGACCGAAAAGCATAGCTCTTTCGATGTCAACTTTGTGTTCACGTAGTTTTTGAGCCCAAATTCTATCGAACTCGTTTGAATAGCCACGATATCTTGTAGCTATTGCTGTGTTGGTTAATTCGCAAGCTGTTTTAAAGATTTGAGTATAACCAAAGTCATCTTCTAAAGTGTCTGAGAAAGTGTCAGGTGAACCTGTTCCTTCTCCGAATGATGTACCTACGATTTGTGCTTCATCGTTATCTGATAAAACATTGTATCCTGATACACCTGAATTTGACACTTCAATAACTCTACCTGAGAAGGTAGTGTTAGCTGATTGTACGTTTGGTGCAGACTCAACTCTAACTAGAACTTGACTATAACCATTTGTGTCATCCACAGATTTTACTGCAAGTACCATTCCTTTGGTCATAAAACCAATTGCAGAACCTGCTCCGTCATCTACAGTAAAATCATAAAGATTTCCTGCTGATACTGCGCTACCACCGTTTACGGCTGCTGCTAAGCTAAAGTTACGTGATGTGTAGTTAGTGACAGTTCTATTTTCTAAGTATCTGAAAATATTATCGTCAGTAGCTACTTTAGCAACTTGACTTAGATAGACGAAAAAAGGTGACTCCTCTGGCATAAGTTCTGCAACTCTATCAGAGAAATCATACAGCTTTCTTTGGTCTGGAGCCTGTCCGTATCCAGCGCTTGTTGAAGCTGCTGTAATCTGTGATGACTTTAATTGTCCTTGTTTAAAAGCCATTTTAATTCACTCCTAAGTTAGTTTTTAGCTATTCTACCAACTCGTCCAGCGCTCATAATTCTATCCCATACTTGGTCTCCTTCAGACTTTTGTGGTTGTTCGCCACCCTGAAGCACACCAGCTGGTTTAGGAATTGATTTTGTTTTTCTGACTGCTTCCAAATTTTCACTTTGTTTAGCACCTTTGCCTTCATCCTCTTTCCACACTTTAATAAGTGTTTCAATAGGAAGATTAGCTTTTGGTGTTGTTGCAAACTGTAAAAACCTTTCAGCATCGTCTGAGCCTAAATTGTGCTTACTAACCAATTCTGTTTTTAAATTATTTATCGCCATTTGATTTTGTAGTTTAGCTAGTTCGTTATCTACTGTTTCATGTACAAGCTTTTTCTCTTGACTTACTCTAAATTTGTAAGATTCTGAGTCAGGCTTGTAGTAGGCGTCCCAAGGGTCAAAGTTATCTGGGGTTGTACTTCCCTCCATACCTTTGTCCTCAACTGATTCTCCAGAAAGGCTTTTTTCAATGACGTTGACTAATTCTGGTTTTTCAGATAAGACTTGTCTTAACTGAAGTAAATCACTACTATCTTGTTTTAAGTTTTCGTGTTCTGCAACCTTTTTGTCATACATTGATTGAAACTTTTTAGCTTCAACTTCCCAGTCTACAGATTCAGATGCTTCCACACCTTCTTCTACGGTCTCTTCTTGCAATGAAACTGATTGCTCCACTGTAGATTCGACAATTGGGTCTTGCTGTTCAACCTGTTGTTGTTCTTGTTCTTGTGCCATATTTTTTTTCTCCTAACCCTGATTTAGTCCTAAGACTCTGAACCAGGCTCGTTATTTTCTTCTTCCTCCATAGAAGATTGCATTTGGTCAATAATGTTTCCTAGTTTCATTACCTTTTCTTTTTCTTTAACTTTAGCAGAAGAAGTAATCTCATTTAAGTTAGATTTAAACTTCTCAACTTCTGTACGTTTTCTAGCTGATACCATTTCACGTTCAGATGTCTGTAAGTCTCCGCTTAGTTTCTTCACTTGATTTTCAAGCTGTGTAATATACTGTTGCATTTGTGCCATACGCCCTTTTCTCTGAAGGACACCTTCTTTGTCAAAGATTTCAGTTTTCTTTAAAACCTCGACGTCATCTACCAGTCCAAGTTTATACGCATCAAGATACATGTTGTATTCAGATACCTTGTTGCTAGGCAAAGTTGAACCTGATATAATTCGAATGTCATGTTGACCAAGTTGAATATCATTCTTCAAGGTTGACAGTTCATTCGATTTATCATCATACATTCTCATGTTTACTGAAAATTCAGTAATATCATTATTTGGTTGTACAATTCTAAATGTTTTTGCAAATGTATAATGGTCTTTAGACAGATTATAAACAACCTGACCAACCATAGATAAACTTGCTTCAATATCTCTTAACTTTGATTTACCTCTTGATTCTCCCATCTCTGATAAAAGCATAGTACCTCTAACAGAGTCAGGTGCTTGGTCTTTAAACCCTTGTAAAAGTTCAGGTATACCAAAGTTTAAATCTATATATTTTTCTACCCTATCAATTAAATAATAAAACTCGCTAGTAAGTGGAGCTGGTTGCGGGTAATGTGGCTCACCAAACTCTGGGTTATATTCAATAACCGCATTTGGATTAGCCCAATCTTTTTCTAACTGACTAACACTATCAACACTACCTTCTGGAATTAAAAGTTTTAAACCAGCAGCAGATTGAGCGTGTGACAAGGTTAGAGAAAATAACTTATTTAAAAGTCTTTGTGAATCTTTAACCTTGTTCACATCTGATTTTGGATAGGGAGTATTAGTCCAAATGTTCGTAAATGGAACAATTGGATATATATCAGTGTTAAGAATACGCTCATAAAGTAAAGTATCTCCAATGCTACTGCATTGAGCAATTCTTGTTTGTAAAATTTCTTCTATATCTATAGCTCCAATTTCTATAGCTTCTATAGTTTCTGGATTTTCTATAAGATTAGCATAAACCTCTGGGTCTACTATCTTTTCTGCTCCAGTCATATTGTTAAAAATTCTATAGAAAGGAACTTTTACTTTGTAAAATCTATCAAGTATTTGATATTTTTGATTTACATTGTAGTCTAAATCTTTTGCCTCAGCAGGAGTTAAAACATTATTGCTGTTTTTTAAATTAGATGTTGGGTAGTCTTCTCCATACAAAGAGTTGACTCCAACTTCTATATCATCAATAAACTCTTCCATTTGAGGATATAAATCTAAAACTTGCTGCCTGGTTAAAAACGTAGACAATATTATTCCTGACGCATCGCTAAAAAATCTATCTCTTGATGCTGGGTCTACATATACTCTAAAAGGGTCTACGTGCGTATACTTAACTTCACCTCTACCATAGTCTGCTTCAGGGTCTATATATACATACATATATCCCAGTCCAGTAACAGCATAATCGTGAACAACTTGCTTGAATGTGCTATCTCCATTTGAAATATCCCACACGTATTCAAGTATTGTTCTCCAAACAATTGATAGTTTGTTATCTGAATCTTCTCTTGCAATAGCAGAAAATTTTGCTGGTCTTGCTGTAAGTAATGATTTTAATTTGTCAACAGCAGCATATACTCTATCTATAACAAAGTCAGCTTGCCCTACTGATTGTAGCGCATCTGATTCGTCGTTACTATAATGATTTCCTAGAGTAAAGTCTACTGCATTTCTTGCTTCAGCGTCCCATTGTTCTCTTGCGTCTCTCCAACGTCTAAACAATTCTTTTGTAATCTGAGGCTTAGATTTATTTTCGTCGTAATTAGCCATAAACTCCCAATTTAGTTTTTAGTCTAAAAATAATGATTTTTGTTTATTGAAGTCAAGAAAAAAATTATATTTTTTGACCAGTAACCCAGTTTATGACTTTTTTTGCTCTACTTTCTTCTATTTTACTTATTTTGTCTTCTAGTTTATCTGCGTCGATTGCAGAACTTTTGGGAGGTTTTGCTGTAGTGACAGCATACCAAAGTCCGTCAAGAAGGTCATCGTTTCTACCTTTTGGAAACTCAAACATTTCATCTACTAGATTTGCGTGTTCTTTCTTGATAAACATCTTTCTTCGATTAACAATAGGACAAAGCAATGCTTCTAACCTATCTTCTTTTTTGATACCAGATGGAGGTCTAACTCCTTGTGATAAACCTGGTGCTAATTTTCTATCTTTACCAACAAGTTGATTTACATAATCTTTTACTAATCCTTGAGCACCAACCTTTTCAACATTAACTCTTCTAACAGGGTGGTACTTTTTTGCCATATCAACAATAGTCTTAGGCATATCATATAATGGAGAATGTTCTCTGTAGTAATCAACGATATATACATTTCTATCGCTATCAATAGCAATAACCATAATTACCTGGTAGTCGCTTCTTGCATTTGCTTCGTAAGCCAAGTCAACTCCTATATATACATTTACAGGTATAGCAGATTCATCTACCATCATATAGTTAAAACCATTTCTCTCTACAAGATTTCCTCTGTAGTAATTAAGTCTATCTATATGAAACTTAGCACTTTCTAAATCTCTTGCCTCATTTAGATACTCTTGGGCAAACTTATGGACTAGTCCCATTTCTGTAAACCTTCTTTTAATATCCATAAGCTTTTCTTTTGTGAAATAGCTAGGCCATAGAGGCACATCATCTACTATAGCCTTTTTATATAGTACATTCCAAGCAGACTTTCTATCTTCTTTTTTCGCCTGAAGATATCCATCGTATACTCCTTGCAGGAATGAATCGTAATGGACTATTGTACCAATAAGCCATATTGACCCTTCGTTTTCTTTGGAGTTTTCCAAAGCGGGTTCTACCGTTGACATTACCCATTCTTTAATCTCTCTTCTTCTTTCTGGTGTTTTAGTATTTAATTCTGATTCAAAGTCATCAAGTATAATATTAGTATATCTTAATCCTAATTGAGAACGACCACGCAATCTTTGAGATGTACCTTTTGCAATAATTCTATCTCCTCTAGCAGTTGTAAATTCTTTCTCTGTCCACTTACTTCCTTTTAAATCTCCAAAGTAATATTGTAATGCAGGATTAATATCTATATGATTTTGTATATATTTAATATGGTCAATAGCCTGAGATTGCTCTTCTGATACCCAAGCAATAAATTGTTTTTTTTCTGGTGGAGCAAAATACAGTTGATGTAATAAAGCTGTTTTAGCTAATGTTGATTTAGCGTGACCTCTAGGTAATATAATACAAACTCGCTTATCTTTTCCTAAAAGTATTTCACTTAGCTCATACTGATAAGGAGCAGGAGTTGACTTCATAAAATCTTCTGGTAGAAACATTTGACCAAAAGTCACAATATCCTTTCTTGCCAACTCCAATGCTTTTTCTTTTTGAGATAAGTCGGGTGGTATGATATTAAAATTTTCTGGCTTCTTCGTATTCTTTTTCATGAACTCTATCCATCATAACCATTGTTTTAGGTGAAAGCCAGTCACCATCAGGTACTTCTGTAAACATATTAGAACTTTGCCATAATAAAGGTCCAGCTACATATATCCAACATTTTTCTTTTTCTTTTGTCTCATCAAGAAGAACATTTGCTGTTGTTCTGATATATAAACCATCTTTTGTAGATTCATACATATCATACATATTAAGCTCTTCGTCTGTTACATCAACAACTTCTACGACTGCACCTTTGCCTTTTTCATTTTTTATTAGAGCTGGAAAATGTTTGTGCCCAGGAAATACTAAACTAAAGCCTTCTACTTTGCCAGTATCTTCAAATCCTCTTCTTAATGTACCATAAACTGCTAATCTCATGAATGACCTACCTCTCTAGGTATACCTACATCTGTAATACCAAAAGATGTATTATATACTGTTAAACAATTAAAACATTTGACATGAGTAGTATCTCTTTTTTCTTTACTATAAAGAAACACTCCTGTTTTACTTAATCGATAATAGCAGATATGACAACGTTTATTTTTCGTTATCTTTTTTAACTTCCGCCAATTTCTTGTGTTGGGACCCTTGAATTGCATTTAGTTGCTCCTGTGTAAATCCTTGGAATAGTGTTAAAGACTCTGTAGTCTTTTCTGTGTCCATCATTCCAGATATTTTCATTAATGTTGTTATAGCTGTTATCTTGTCTCTATCTGAAGAACCTCCTTTATCTATGATATTTCTCATTTCTTCTAATAGATATTGAGGAGTAATCTCAGCATCATTCAAGTGTTTATCTATTTCTTCTCTAATCAATTTTTTTACCCTGTCGGTTTTTAAAAGTAGCTTTGATTGTGACTTAGCATAGTTCTCGTTGTTGCTAGGAAAAGCTTTCATATAAGCTTCTACTACGTCATCTCCTTTTGCTACGTACTTACCAAACAAAAACTCTTTATCAGTTACATGTTTTCTATTTTTCTTTCTAACAGATGAAGATTCACCTTTTGTAGAGAACGTATGCATGTTAGTCTTCATGTCTCCTTCCATTCTAACTTTAGGACTGCAAACAAAAGAACCTATAATAGTTCTAATAAAAGTAGTTTCTTTTTTCCTATCGGGTTTTTTTAAAACACCAAGATGTAGAACTTGACATACTTGACCATCATCAGAAAGAACCCAATCACCTTTGTTTGAATGACGCCAATCAGTTACTAAAGAAACACTTTCATGATACTTTCTAAACTCATCAACGTCATCATACAAGTAATGGGTAATTCCCTTTACAATACGTTCTCTCATAATTTAACTATTTTTCCTCGTTATCGTCAACATCTTTTTCAAGTTCATCGATAACAAAGCGAATGTAGTTATTAGCAAGGAATCTTAATTCGTTTGCTTGTTGGTCTAATCTCATTAATTGACCCGCAAGTTCATTAGCTCTATTGTACTGAGCTTGTGCTTCTTCCGATAAATCAGAATATAAGAACTCGATTTCCTTACCATCATTCATTATTGTTAGCTTTTCTTCTTTCTTAGCCATGTTTCCTCCTAATTATAATGGTCTTACCATTGGTGGTGCATATTCTTCTAATTTACGATGCAGCTTCTCTAATATGACTACATCTGCTACATTATGGTCGTAAACGTATTTCATCGCTTTTTCATCGCCCCATCTAGCTTTTTGCCACATTTCTGGTTTTACTCTTGTTTTACCAGCAATACCAAAAAACTCTGTAGCTGCCATTAATGACGAACGATGTAGCTTTAATTTAGATTTTACTACATAATATAGGTCTTTATGCGACTTTTGCTTATATAGTGGGAAGAATGTCTTATGATACAATGCACGTGTTCTGATAAAAGGAATATCAAAACGAGTACCGTAATATGTAAATATTACATCATATTTATTCATTTCTTCTACTAAAAGCTCTACAATGCGAGCATCTTGTTTATCTGACATTAGCTCTTCTTTTGTAATTTTAGCTCCAGCAACGTTTTTGTCACCTCTACCTTTAATACACCAAGACAACATAACATCGATATTAGCACTAAATCCAGTAGATTCAATATCTAGGTATCCGATAGTCATCTCATGTCCAGTTGTATATCTGGTAGGTTTTCTTAATCCTAAGGATTCTATTTTACGAGATACTGCTTTATATGTTCTATTATATCCAGCAATACGTATTTCTTGATACAGAACAAATGCAGATTTAGCAGTACGTTCATACTGGTCTAAGATTCTGATTTCATTTTCTGTCCATTTTACTCCAGGCATTATTTACCCCATTTGTTTTGTTTGACTATCATTGCCATCACTGCATATACTGCAATATCTACAAAAGCATCGTCTATTGGTTCATTCTTTGCTTTCATATTGTGATTTGTTGACAAATTGATTAGTCTGTTTATCTTATCATTCATCCTTACAATTATACCAAATAAGGACTGATTGACTTCTTTTTCGTTTTTCAACATGGTACCTAATGCTATATTACCAGGACCATAATCAAATTGCTTTTCACAA